GGAAGGTTGAGCCTCTTCTCTGCTCCCGAGCCGCCCCGGCGCGCGGTAACGGCGCTCCCCAATGGAGGTTATTTTCGTGGCAAACACGAATTCCCCCTTTGGCTTTGCGCAGTACTTCGGCGGCGCGGGTGGCGCACCCACCTTCGCTCAAACTGCACGGCGCATTGCCTCTACTGACACGACCCCGATTTATTTCGGCGATCCTGTCATTCCGGTCACTGGCACTGCCAATGGCTACATCACGCAGTATACCACTCCCGGCACCACGACCCTCGCGGGTATCTTCGTGGGCTGCAAGTATCTGTCCACCTCTCAGAAGCGTACCGTGTGGTCGCGCTACTGGCCGGGTGCTGATGCGACCGGCGATGTGGAAGCCTATGTGATTGACGATCCGAATGCTCGTTTTGTTGTCATGGGCAACAGCACGACCTTCAATATCGGCGGTACGCTTTCCACCTTCACTTCCTCTCCTGTTGGCAAGTATGCCCAGTTTGCGATTGGTACTGGCAACGCCAATACCGGTCTTTCTGGCGCGTACCTCAACAGCGTGGGTACGACTGTCACGTTCCCCTTCATTGTGGTGGACCTGATTATCTCCCCGCCGGGTGCGAATGGTGCCGATCCGACCACCGCTTACAACCAAGTGGTTGTTGGGTTCAACAACGAGTGGCTGCGCAGCAACGGCGCTGGCCCGACCGGCATCTCGTAAGGAGGGCATGAAAAATGGCTGTTAATCTCTCGGCTATTAAAGACCTGCTCCTCCCCGGTCTGCGTGGTGTTGAAGGCAAGTACGAGATGATCCCATCTCAGTACGACAAAATCTTCACCAAGCACGACTCGAAGATGGCGCTCGAACGTACCGCTGAAATGCGTTACCTCGGCCTTGCGCAGTTGAAGACTGAAGGCGGTCAGACCGCTTTCGACAACAGCGCGGGTGAGCGTTTCGTCTACAACCAGGAGCATACGGAAATTGCGCTTGGCTATGCCATCACTCGCAAGGCGATTGATGACAACCTGTACAAGACGCAGTTCCATCCGTCGAACCTCGGTCTGATCGAATCTTTCCAGCAGACCAAGGAAATCTACGGCGCCAACATCCTGAACACGGCGACGACCTACAATGCTTCCATCGGCGGTGACGGCGTGGCGCTCTGCGCTACCAATCACCCGATTGATGGTGGCACGGTGGCGAACCGTCCGACCACGGATGTGGGCTTGAACGAAGCTACCCTGCTGAACGGCATGATTTCCGTGCGTACTAACTTCAAGGACCAAGCGGGCCTGAAGGTGTTTGCGCGGGCGCGTAAGCTGATCGTTCCGCCGCAGCTTGAACCGACCGCGATCCGCCTGACGAAGACGGAACTGCGTCCTGGCACTGCCGACAACGATGTCAATGCCATTATGATGACGGCGGGTGGTCTGCCGGAATCCTACATGGTCAACGACTTCTTGACCTCGCAGTATGCTTGGTTCCTGCTGACAAACATTGATGGCCTCTCCTACATGGAGCGCATCAAGTTTGAAACGGACATGCAGGTTGATTTCGTCACGGATAACCTGCTGGTGAAGGGCTATGAGCGTTACAGCTTTGGCTACTACAACTGGCGGTCCATCTATGGGTCGTTCCCGACCTCGTGATCCCCGTAACGGCCCCCTGGCATTGTGTCAGGGGGCTAACTCAGGAAAGGGCTAAAAATGGGTGCTACTCACTTTAGCGGTCCTGTTGTTTCGGGGACTTTGCAGCAGGGTGAAACCGATGGTCCCAACCAGGGGCTTGCGGTTCTTTCCCAGTCTACTTCGATCACCCAGAACAGCACGACTGCTGTTTCTTCCACGCTGTACATCCCGGCTGGTTCTCGGATCGTTGACTTCAACATCGACGTTCTGACGGCGTACAACTCTGCCACTTCTGCGACCCTGACCATCGGCACTGCTGCCGCTGGTACGCAGTATGTTGGCAGCATTGACGCCAAGACTGCCGGGCGCGCTGCTCCGACCTACACGGCGGGGCAGCTTGCAGCGATGAATGGTGTTACCACCACTGGTACCGCCGCTGCTACCACTGCTCCGGTGGTGGTCACTGTAACCCCGGTTGGCGCGACATCTGCTGGATATGTCGTGGTGACCGTTCTTTATGTCCAGCAGTAAGGAGGACCGCTATGAAGGGTCGTAAGGGTCGCGCGGCTGGTGGTGAGTCCCCGGCTGCTGGTTCAAAAGAATGGGAACAGGATTTGGCCTCTAAGCCAACCCGCCGCGTCAATGCTCCCAATATCATGGGTGCCGCTGAAGAGCGTAAGCGCGGTGGTAAGGCCATGGGCAAGGTCCATGGTGCTGCTGCCAAGATGCATGCTGGTCGCAAGGCCCGCAAGTCTGGTGGCCGCGCTGGTTCCAACATGAACCCGCTGTCCAGCGCGCATGCTGGCACCCCTGCCAAGGGCCGCAAGCTCGACAGCATGGGAC